TTTTTAAATATAAATTATTATAAAAATAGTATTATATAAGTATGAAGATTTTACAAACAGGTGGTGCAAATCAAACTCTTACGGTAGTTCCTAGATCATATCCCTCATCGGTAACCCTTACTGTTAGAGATACAAGCACAAATACATCAACAGTTACACAAACAGTAACATTTACAAAATCAAATGACAAAGCAAGTTTTACACACGCATATAATTTAAAAGAGGGTAGGTTTTATGATTTAAAGTTAGAAGGAGGAATAGGTGCAAATTGGAATGAATTAACAACATTATGGCAATCAACTACTGATAACTGGGAAAGTGTGTTTTCTTCTTTAGAAACTATTTATTTAGATAAAATATTTTGTACGGACCAAACTATAAATCAGGCTACAAATAGTTATTATACTATTAATAGTGGTGATTATACGGAAACAACAAGTTATCCAGAAGATGAATACACAATAATAGACTAATGAGTAAAATAAGAATAGTAAATTTAAGTAGTTATGTAGCACCTAAAGTAAAAGAGGAGCAAAACAAAGATTTCATCTCATATGGTGAAGATAATAATTACTACCAATACCTAATAGACCAATATCAAGGCAGTCCAACAAATAATGCTATAATTAATGGTGTTACCGAAATGATATATGGTAAAGGACTAAACGCAACCAACAGCGATAAAAGACCTGAGGAGTATGCAAAGATGGTTACTTTATTTAAAAAAGATGATGTAAAAAAAATAGCATCTGACTTTTATTTATTAGGACAAGCTGCTATGCAGATTATTTATAATGTAGATAGATCGCAAATAGTAAAAGTAGAACACTTTCCAATACAAACACTTAGATCTGAAAAAGCAAATGATAAAGGTGAAATAAAAGGGTATTATTATTTTCACGATTGGTCAAAGTATAATAATAGATCAACTGCTAAAAGAATAGCAGCATTTGGAAGTAGTCAAAATGAAGCTAATGAAATATTAGTTATAAAGCCATATAAGGCAGGTTATTTCTATTATGCACCCCCTTGTTATATGGGAGCATTACCTTATTGTGAACTAGAAGGAGAAGTAGCTAATTATCACATAAACAACATACAACAAGGTATGGCACCAAGTATGCTAATTAACTTTAACAATGGTGTACCAGACGATGAGCAAAGAGAACTAATTGAGCAAAGAATATATGAAAAGTATAGCGGTAGTTCTAATGCAGGTAAATTTATTTTGGCTTTTAACGATAATCAAGAAAGTGCAGCTACTATAGATGCGGTACAATTATCTGACGCACATAATCAATATCAATTTTTATCAGACGAGGCAACTAAAAAAATTATGGTAGGTCATAGAGTTGTTTCCCCAATGTTGCTTGGAATTAAAGACAACAGCGGTCTTGGTAATAATGCAGATGAATTAAAACAAGCGAGTATATTATTTGACAATATGGTCATTAGAGTTCAACAAGAATATCTAATTGATGCTTTTCAGCAAATACTTGCGTACAATAATATTTCTTTAAACCTTTATTTTACTACACTACAACCTTTAGAGTTTACAGATCTTGGCAACAATGTTGTTGATGAAGAAACTAGAGAGGAAGAAACAGGTGTAGATCTTAGTGCAGAAGTAGAACTCAACGAGGATTTTACTAATGAGTTATTGCAGATGGGAGAAGATGAGGATTTAGAGGAGTGGGAGTTAATTGAAGAGGCACCAGTTGATTATGAGAAAGACGAAGAGTTGAATAGTAAAATAGAATTAGCATCAACAGGAAGTGCAAAGCCGAATGCTAAAAGCGATCAAGATGGAAAAAATGAGGATGGGTTTCGCTATAAAGTTAGGTATCAATATGCTCCCTTAAAAGAAACAACACGAGATGGTAAAAGTGTAACAAGAGATTTTTGCAGTAAAATGATAAATGCAAAAAAAATATATAGAAAAGAAGATATAATGGCTATGAGTAGTAAATCAGTAAATCCTGGTTGGGGACCAAGAGGTGCTAACACTTATGATGTCTGGCTTTACAAAGGTGGTGGTAATTGTCATCATTTTTGGATGAGAAAAGTATATAGGTCAAAAACAGTAACCCCTGATGCTAAAAACCCTAGATCAGAAATTAGTGTAAATGAAGCAAGAAGAGAAGGGTTTAGACCTGACACAAATGACAGAGATGTTGCAAAAAGACCAGTAGATATGCAAAATAATGGATTTTTAGAATAAGAAAATGGCACAGGTATTATTTATAAAAGTAAGCACACTAAAAAAACACACAATATTAGACGGTAATGTTGATGTAGATAAACTATTACCATATATTAAAATTGCACAAGAGATACATATACAAAATTTCTTAGGCACAAAACTATATGATAAGATTATAGAGTTTATTAATGCAGGTACACTTACAGCATTAGCAAACCCTAATTATCTAAACCTCGTAAACAACTACATACAACCTGCACTAATACATTTTGCTATGATGGATTATTTACCATTTGCTGCATATCAAGTTAAGAATGCAGGAGTATTTAAACACATAAGCGAAAACGCAGAGAGTGTAACTAAAAACGAGGTAGATTATTTAGTAAATAAAGAAAGAGAATTTGCAGAGTATTATATAAGAAGAATGATAGATCATTTAAATTTTAACTCTACAAATTTTCCAGAGTACAATCAGAATGTAAATGACGATGTGTACCCAGACAAAGACAATTTATTCAATGGTTGGGTATTATGAGAAAAAGATATAAAGTAAAAGAAAGCAACATAACAAAATTAAAAAAGTATATAAAAAAAATAAAAAATGGCAACACTAACAGGCAATTCAATAAGTAGTACTTATACCAGTCTTTTAAAACTTGGCGATAATGGAGAGCTTAGTGCATCGTTACAAAGCATAAGTGATGGTGCAGGAAATACAACAGGTATTTCGTTAAACACAGGAGGAGATCTTACTGCGTCTGGTACGGTAACTGCGAATGCTTTTAGTGGACCGTTGACAGGTAATGTAACTGGTACTGCAAGTTTAGCATCAAATTTAACAGGTACACCAAATATTTCAGTCGGAACTATTTCTGCCTCAGGGACTATAACAGGTAATGTAACAGGAGACATAACTGGTAATGTTACGGGTAACGTAACTGGAAATGTAAGCGGTAGTTCAGGATCAACAACAGGAAATGCGGCTACGGCAACTGCATTACAGACGGCGAGAAATATTTCGGGTGTATCGTTTGATGGTACTGCAAACATAAGTCTAACAACATCTAACATAGCAGAAGGAAGTAATTTATATTACACGGGGGAGAGAGTAGATGACCAGGTAAACACTTTATTACAAGCAGGTACAGGTATATCAAAAACATATGACGATGCAGGAGGCACACTTACAATAACAAATAGTGCACCTGACCAAACAGTAGCATTAACAGGAGGAACAGGAATTACTACATCAGGAACTTATCCTAATTTTACAATTACTAATAGTAACCCAGACCAGACAGTAGCACTTACAGGTGGCACGGGTATTACAACAAGTGGAACATATCCTAACTTTACTATCACAAACTCAGCACCTGACCAAACTGTAAGTCTTAGTGAAGGAAGTAATGTAACTATTACTGGTACTTACCCTAACTTTACAATAGCTGCAAGTGCAGCAAGTGGTATAGCATTAACGGATTTATCTGCAACTGATGCAGGTGGTTTAGGTTCTTTTGCATATAATTCAGGAACTGGTGTATTTACATATACAGGTCCTTCAAACTCAGATGTAACAAGTTTAGTTACTAAATCTTTAGTTGATGGTTTAGGTATAGCGGCAAGTACAGCAGCTACATTAGCAGTAGCAAGAACTATAAATGGAACTAGCTTTGATGGATCTTCAAATATAAGTTTTGATTCAGATTCTGTAAGTGAAGGTAGTTCAAATCTTTATTATACTAATGCACGTTTTGACACAAGACTTGCTACTAAAACAACAGATAATTTAACACAAGGTTCAAGTAATTTATATTTTTCAAATGAACTAGTAGATGACCGTGTAGCTAGTTTAATAGTTGCAGGTACCTCAATATCAGCAACTTATGACGACGCAGGTAATAGTCTAACTATCGCCAATACTGCACCAGATCAAACGGTTGCTTTAACTGGTGGTACTGGTATAACAACGTCGGGTACATATCCAAACTTTACGATAACAAACAGTTCTCCAGATCAGACTGTAGCCTTGAGTGCAGGTTCAAATATTACAGTAAGTGGTACATATCCTAATTTTACTATTGCTGCTACAGATACACAAACAGATTCATTTAAAACAATATCAGTAAGTGGTCAAAGTGATGTTGTTGCTGATAGTTCTACTGATACTTTAACTTTAGCAGCAGGATCAAACGTTACAATAACAACTACAGCGGGAACTGACACAGTAACATTTGCAGCTACAGACACTAACACGACTTATTCTGCAGGTACTGGTTTAGCCTTAGGTGGTACAACCTTTAGTTTAGATGCAGGTCTTAATAATTTAACTGATGCAAACATTTCATCTCCTGCCGCGGGACACATATTAATATATGATAATAGTAATAGTTATTTTGAAAACGCAACATTAACAGCAGGTAGTAATGTAAGTATTACAAATGCAGATGGAGCAATAACTATTGCAGCAACTAATACAAACACAGACAGTTTTAAAACTATATCTGTATCAGGTCAAGATAATTTAGTAGCAGATAGTGCAACAGACACACTAACAATAGCAGCAGGTTCTAATGTAACGCTTACTACAACTGCAGGTACAGATACACTAACAATAGCTGCAACAGATACAAATACAACATATACAGCAGGAGCCGGTCTTACTTTAGCAGGTACAGAGTTTTCTCTTACAAATAGTGCTGTTACAATTGGGGGTACAAGTGTATCTCTTGGGGGCACACTTTCAGCAACATCTGGGGCACTAACTATTGGAGGTAACGGATCAAGTGGCGGTGTAACAATCAACGATGGTTCTATACAAATGAGAACAGGAACAGGTAGTGTAGCAGAAATAAGAATGTATTGTGAAAGTGGTAACGCACACTATCAAACTTTAAAAGCAGCACCACATAGTGCAGGAAGTTCAGCATCATTAGTATTACCAACATCTTCAGGAAACTTAGTTAGTACTGGAGATACGGGTACTGTTGCTACGGGAATGGTAGCTGATGATTCTATTACAAGCGATAAACTTGGAGCGGAATATACAAGTGCACAAGCTGTATCAAGTGCTGCAACTATAACTTTAGATACAGACGCATATGATGTGTTTACTTGGACTGTAGGACATACTGCAAATATTGACTTTACAAATGTTTTAGTTGGTAAAGTAAAAACATTAGTCGTAACTGGTGGTGGTAGCTCATACGGTTTAACACTTAGAAATATAAACGGATCAACTGGTACATTTAATTTAATATCAGGTACTTATGACGATACAAGTTCAACAAAAAATATAATACAAATTAAATTTATATCAACCTCTGAGGCTTGGTATACAATATCTAAAATAGCAACGTAATATGTGGGCAAACAATATAAACGGAGAAATAAAAGTATTTAAATATTTACCACATAGTTGGGAAGGAGAGAGTGTGTTTTTTCAAGGATTTTCTAGCTCTCCTACAAGCGTTAGAGAACAAGAAGGTTTTTTTGAAATAGTAGATCCGCAGTATGATCCTGAAACAGAAGAGCTTGGAGAATTATATTTAGAAGATAACAAATATCATTATATTGTAAAACAGAAATAACAATGAAAGCAATAAATAATCAAGGCACTATAACAATATATCAATCTGTGCCACACACATTACAAACACCGACAGGTACAATTCTTAACGCACCTGCATATACAGATCAAGAACTTAAAGAAAAAGGTTTATTTGATTTAATAATACCTAATGACTATGACGAAAGAATACACGACTTAGGTGAAATATATTGGGATACAGCAGCTACTTGTTTTAGAAAAGATATTAAAAATAAAACTTGGTCAAAAACTCTAGCAGAGTTAAAACAACAAGCAATAAACAACTTTAACTATAGAATAAGTAACGAACTTGCTAAATCAGATTGGTATATAATAAGAGAAATGGAAAACGGATCAGATGTACCGAGTGATATTACAGCTAAAAGACAAAATTTAAGAGATACAAGTAATTCAGTAGAACAAGAAATCAATGCACTTACTAGCAAAGCAAAAGTAATTACATATGATTATCCTAATATTAACTAATGAGTTTAAACGATAAATTATTAAAAGCAGCAGCAGCAGCAGGTGGGATAACACCAAGTGAAAACTTTAGTGTAGTTACTTATACAGGAAATGGTGCTACTCAATCAATTACAGGTGTAGGATTTAAACCTGATTGGTTAGCTATTAAAGAGAGAGATGGCACAAACTCTTGGAGAGTTTTTGATTCAACTAGAGGGCTAACCTCCCCACAAACTTTATTTTTTAATTTAAATTTTGCTGAAGACAGTGAGTCTAATACCGTTTCAAGTTTTGATGCTGATGGATTTACAATGGGAAGTCAGCAAGCAGTAAACGATAATGGAAATACTTATGTAGCATATTGTTGGAAAGCAGGAGGTACTGCAACTAATATTACAAGTTCTTCTACAGGTGTTTCAGCAGCATCACAAAGTGCAAATCCTGCAGCTGGTTTTAGTATTGTTTCTTATACTTTAAATGCTTCGAATCCTATAATTCCTCACGGATTAAATTCAACACCTAAAGTTGCTTTAGTTAAAAGAACAGATTCTACTTCAAGTTGGTTTTTTTATAATACTGTTGTTTCAGGTTATGGTAGAGGGTTATTAAATTCAACTAATGCATTTGATAATAGCGGTGTGCCTACTTTTGATAGTACAAACTTAACTTTTCAAACAAATGACCCCTTTAATTCAGGGTCAAGTGCAGTTGTATATTTTTTTACAGATGTAGATTCCTATTCAAAGATTGGCACATACACAGGTAATGGTTCAGCAAATGGTCCGATTGTAAACACAGGATTTGAACCTGCGTTTTTGATGGTTAAAAGAACAGATAGTAATGACGGATGGATAATTCTTGATAATAAAAGAAATTTAACAAACCCAAGAAATACTTCTTTAAAAGCAGATGAAAGTGCTGCTGAAGAAGTAAATAGTTCAAATAGGACAACAGATTTTCTTTCTAATGGATTTCAAATAAAACATAGTCATCAAGGAATGAACGCATCAGGTGGTACATATCTCTATATGGCATTTGCTGCAGACCCTGACACAGAAGCACCAACAATAGCAAATAGTTTTAATATAAAAGGTTATGCAGGTTCAAATTCATCACAAACAATAGACAATGGTTTCCAAACAGGTTTATTAATTACTAAAGGCAGAGATGATTCTACTTATGATTGGGGTGTTTATGATAGTATAAGGGGTGTAGGATATCATTTAGCATTAAATCAAACTTCTGCACAAAGTGGAACAACTTATGGTATAGAGGAATTTCTTCCTACATCAACAAAATTATGGGGTGGTTGGGGTCCTTCAAATCACGCAGGTACAAATTTTATTAGCTATTTTTGGAAAGCTGATGATAATGAACCGACAATAAACACAAATGGTAGTATAAATTCAATAGTTAGTGCAAATGCTAATGCAGGATTTTCTATTGTGCAATATTATGGAACTGGTGCTGCAGCAACTATTGGTCACGGGCTTTCATCTGCTCCTGAAATGATAATTGTTAAAAAATTAAGTGCTGCTCAAGATTGGTGGGTTTATCATAAAGATTTAAATGGTGGAACAAATCCTGCACATTATTTTATAAGATTAAATTTAACTAATGCTGAAGCTTTAAATGCAAGTTCAGGTGGTAGTATTTGGAACTCAACTGCAACAACTTCAACAGTATTTAGTACTGGGACAACACTACAAGAATCATCTGATTACATCGCCTACTGTTTCCATTCAGTATCTTCATTTAGCAAGATTGGAAGTTATACTGGTAGTGGATCGCAAGGTAATAATCAAACTATTGGTTTTCAAGCGGATTGGATTTTGATAAAAAATACTTCGAATACAGGAGGTTGGAGAATATTTGATAGCGTTAGAGGAACTGATAAATCTTTAAGAGCAAATATATCAGACGCTGAATATGATGATACTGCTGAATATGTATCATTTACTAGCACACAATTCTATTTTGATGGTGCTAATAACGCAAATAGTGATATTAATGCAAATGGTAACACTTATATATATATGGCATTTAAAATAAATCCATCACCTGTTGTTGATACAGGAAAAATGGCATATTTAGTTGTAGCAGGTGGTGCATCAGGATCCTCTAATGGTGGTGGAGGAGGAGCAGGAGGACTAAGAACATCATTTGGTACAAGCTCTGGTGGTGGTTCTTCTGCAGAAAGTGTGCATACATTAAGTTCAGGCACATATACAATAACAATAGGTGCAGGTGGTGCAGCTCAAACAACATATCAAGACAGAGGACTTGCAGGTTCAACCTCATCAATATCAGGTAATTTAAGTGTAAGCACAGTTGGTGGTGGTGGTGGTGGTTCTAATAACACACCAGATGGAATTGCAGGTGGATCAGGAGGTGGTGCAGGAACAACACCAAGCGGTGGAGGTAATACTGGTGGTGCAGGAACATCTAATGAAGGATTTGCAGGGGGTAATACTACGGCAAATGGTCATCCTTACGTTGGAGCAGGTGGTGGGGGAGCAAGTGCTGCCGCAGCAAATGTATCATCTACTCCAGGTGTCGGTGGTGCAGGGTTAGCAGTAAATATAAATAATGATTTACAAGCTTATGCAGGAGGTGGTGGTGGATCAGGAGGTACACAAGGTGCTACTGGTGGAGCAGGAGGTACTGGTGGCGGTGGTCAAGGAGGTACTGGTTCAACAGGACAGAATGGGTATGCCGCAACTGTAAACACAGGAGGTGGTGGTGGAGCTTCGGGAGATGCAGGAGATTCAGGTGCAGGTGGTTCTGGTGTAGTTATTTTAAGAATGAGAACAAGTGATTATTCAGGAACTACTACAGGTTCACCAACAGTAACAACAATAGGGGATGAAACAATCATTAAATACACAGGAAGTGGTACTTATGTTCACTCATAAATAAATAGATATGGCACACTTTGCAGAAATAAACAAACAAAATATAGTAACACAAGTAATTGTGGTTCATAATAACGAATTATTAGTTAATGGTGAAGAATCAGAAACTAAAGGGATTGACTTTTGTGAATCCATTTATGGTCATAGAAATTGGGTGCAAACATCTTATAATGGAAATTTTAGATTTAATTATGCAGGTTTAGGTTTTAGTTGGGATAGTGAAAACGATGCTTTTATAGCACCACAACCTTATGCAAGTTGGTTACTAAATGAAAACTTTATATGGGAAGCACCAATACCAATGCCTGAAGATGATAACATTTATGCTTGGGACGAAGAAAACCAAGAATGGAAAATAGTTGAATTAACAATAGAATAATAAAATGAATAATGGATTTGAACCTACTTTTTTAGGTATAGTAACTTTAGTAATTACAGTAGCAGACATAAATTCTGTATTGCAAGGTCTACTAATTATAGCAACTTTAGTTTATACGGTAATTAAGATTGTACAACTATTAAAGAAAAAATAATTAACTTTATAACAAACAAACAATTATGAAAAACTTTTTTAAACGAGTTTGGATAGAGATCCAAGCTGCATTTTGGTATAATGTACCTTATATTATATACTCAACAGTGTGGTTATTTTTAACTATGTTTTGGGCTACACAGTTTTTTAAATGGTATGTTAAAAATTTTATGTAATGAGACTAAGTAAAAATTTAACACTAGCTGAGGCTGTAAGATCTGAAACTGCAAAGCGTAGACACATAGACAACACACCTACCAAAGAACAAGTAGATCAACTTAAAATAACTGCAGAGAAAATATTTCAACCAATAAGAGACCACTTTAACAAACCAATATATGTAACAAGTATGTTTAGATGTGAGAAATTAAATACTTGGGTTGGTGGTGCTCAGTTTTCTGCACACAGGCACGTTGATAATTTAGGTGCTATTGATATTGACAATGATGGTACCGATGTATCAAACAAAGATATATTTGACTTTATAAGACACAACTTAGACTTTGATGTACTCATATGGGAATATGGTACTAAAGAATCACCTGCCTGGATACATTGTAGTTATAACTCAAGTAGAAAAAATAGAAAATATGTTTTTCAAAACTATTTTGATGAGAATAATATATCACGAACAATAGAATATAAAGATGTCAAACCGAAAAAGAAAGAAGTTCAAAGAAACGAAACTAGGCAAGTTCCTACTAGGAAAGTCAGGAGTGTTCCAAAGCCTAGCAGAGACGATTCCTGACGCAGGTGTTCTTGGGCTTGTTAAACGTCTTTTAGTAGACGATAAGGATATACCCTCACAAGACAAGGAGACAGCTCTAAGAATGCTTGATTTAGAGCTAGAGGAGATGGAATCAGTTACCCGAAGATGGGAGGCGGATGCTATGTCAGATTCTTGGCTTAGTAAAAATGTAAGACCTTTAACTTTAGTATTTATGGTTTTAGTTTATACAGCAGGATTTTTTTTAAATTATGAACTTGATAACATAAATCAAATTGTACTTTTAATTATTGGTGCTTACTTTGGTGGGCGATCTTTTGAAAAATCAAGATTAAACTAATACTATATAATAAATTCTATATAGTATTATTTATTATATTTAGTATTATGTACTATATAATATGTCTAAAAAAACAATAATACGCAAATTTGATAAGCTGTTTAGTAGGTGGGTTAGACTGTCTCACGCAGATTCTAAAGGATATTGTGAGTGTATTACTTGTGGTCGTAGTTATAAATGGAACGATATTGATGCAGGACACTTTGTATCTCGTAGACATTTAGCTTTAAGGTTTGATTCACGTAATGTTTTTCCCCAATGTAAATACTGTAACCGTTTTTTAAATGGTTTACAATATATAATGGGTAAACGAATAGATGAGCTGTTAGGCATTGGTACTGCTGATAAACTTATACAAATATCCAAACAAACTCACAAAATAGATAAGGTTGATTTAGAAATAAAATATAATGAGTATTTGGAATTATCAAAAAAACTTAATAAGTTTGATTAACAATTAAAAAAATTATGAGTAATACTATAAGTGATTTCTTTGAAAATCAAAACGAGGATAGAACAAATCCTATGTACGCTCTTCAAGCTAATAGCTTTTTAAAAGAGCAAATAACACATCTTATTAGAAAAATAGATACACTAGAAGATGAACTAGATGAAACAAATCTAGAGCTTAACAAAATGAGATCAGAACGTGATTCTGCTATTGACGAAAATTTAACACTAACACATCAAATTAAATACTTACAAAATGGCATTAGCAATTAAAGATCCAAGACAATCAACTATAAAGTTTATAGAACAAGGTAAAGAATGGCAAGGTAAAAACGGTGGTCAAAAAATGCAAGAATACAAACTTGAAATGGCTAACGGTGATATGCCAGTATTTAATATTCCAAGTAATCAACAGTTTCCATATCAAAGTCAAGATACTATTGTATATTTACTTACCGAAAGAGAAATTAACGGTAAAATAAACCAGTATGCAAGTGTAGATAAAGTTGCTACTGAAAACTTAAACAGACCTATGGAACAACAATTACCACAAAAAGAAGAATCTATTGCACTAGCAGTAGCACTAAAAGAAGCAAGTAACTTAGTAACATCTGATATTTGGCAAAAATGTAATAGTCTTAAAAAAGAGGAAGATATTATAGCTGCTAAAGATAAGATACTAAAAGAAACAGTTACAGTTGCAGGACTAATGTATAAAGTACTAATAACTAAACCACAAAACAATGAGTAATTTTTCAGGACCTAAATATAATTTTGCAAGTGGTGTATATACTAAGACTGCACCGCAAGATTTTGTACACTCAAAAATGAGTATAAATTATGACGCATTTTCTAAGTGGGTACAAACACCAGAAGTGCAACAACATATTAAAGATAATGAAGGGTATTTAAAAATAGATACTTTATATTCAAAAGATAAATCTAAATTGTTTTCTAAATTAAATACACTACAAAAGAAAAAAGAAGTAACTTCTGCACAGCATAGTCCAGATCGTAATACCAACGGTGATAATGCAGAGGACTTACCATTCTAATTTAGTAGGAGTAGATAAACAACTTGATAAACTCCATAAGATATATAATGGAGAAATTAAAGAAGGTTTACGACTTGTACCTGACCTAGATGAGTATTGGAGATATAAAAAAAATAGTTTTAATATAATTTTAGGTCATAGTAGTACAGGTAAAACTACTACAATGCTTTACTTTTTTGTACTCTATGCTTTAAAATATGATTTAAAGTTTCTTATATATTCTGCAGAAAATGATCCTGCCAATATCTCAAAAAAAATTATAGAGTTTCTTACAGGTTTACCATTTCAAAAAATAGAGAAAAAGACTTGGGAGAAAAAACTTAAATGGGTAGATGAGCATTTTAAATATATTGACATAGATAAATTTTACTCTACTACAAGTTTATTAGAAGAAGCTGCTACTATAAAAAAAACATTTGACTACGATAGTTTTTTAATTGATCCTTACAACTCATTAAGCAAGGATAAAAACTTAATGAAAGAATATGGTAATCACGAGTACGATTATTACTGTATTAGTCAGATGCGTATGTTTACAAGAAAGATTAAAGTGTCTATCTATTTAGTGACTCACGCTGTGACCGAAAGTTTAAGGTTTAAATGGGGTAGCGGTCATCCTTTTGAAGGGCATATACGTCCTCCAAGTCCTGGCTCTGCAGAAGGTGGTTCCAAGTACCTTAATAAATGCGATAATTTTTTAATTATACATCGTTACGTTTCTCACCCAGAGTTTTGGTTTTATACATATATAGCTGTAATAAAAATAAAAGAAATAGATACAGGCGGCAGACCAACACCACTTGACAGTCCAATAGAACTTAGATCAATAGCAAATAATGTAGGTTTTAGTCTTAATGGTAAAAACTTACTACATTTGATTAAAAAAAGTGATACTAGAAATAGCATACAAAAAACATAAAACTTGGCTTAGAATCTGTAAGAGCTTTGGTTGTAATGATGACACCTGTAAAGATTTAGTTTCTGAAATGTATATTAAAATTGACGACCTTACAAAAAAAGGTAAAGATCTTTCTTACGGAGATAATGATATTAATTATTGGTACTGCTATAAAATACTTAGACATTTATTTTTACATCTAAAAATTAAAGAGAAAAGAATATCGTTTGTCTCTGACGAATCTC